GCGATACTGATGATGTCAAACAGCAAGCATTGATGACTATGGGGGTAAATGACCCGCAAGAGGTTCTGGCTATGATAAGGAAAAAGGTTGAGAGCAACCCTGAAGTTGCCTTGACTAAAGTATTAAAACGGTTCAGGGAATCTTTAAAGGAGAAGTAAATGGGCAAGCTGGATATATCTTTAGGTGATTACCCTGAAAAGGCTTATACAGCAATGACAGCTACAGATAGGCATTCCGTTATAGAATTACTGGATAAAAGCCCAAATGGCTATTTTGAGATTACTATGCCCTGCGGATATTCACAGAAATTTGAAAAGCATAAAGACATTCCCTTTGAAGATTTACCCTGCCCCTGTGGTAGGTTTGACCGCTATCTAATCAAATATAAAAAGGAGTAGGGAATGAAATGCCCAAAGTGCGGAGGTAAAGGGTTTATTGAATATGAGCATGGCTTAATTATGATTGGATGCGAGGAATGCAATGGCACGGGAGAAATAGATGACAGTAATAGCGGAACTGGACAATTTGATACAGTTAGTAGAAAGCCAGATACCAGCAAATCCAAACAGCCCCGCAAACCGAAAGCTAAGAAAAAGGCTGGAAGGGGAGCTGGTTAGGTACTTTAGTAGACTTAAAAGTGCGTTTCCATATCACAGGCTTGATAAAATCTATAATCGGTATATAAAGGAAAGCCTTGAAAGTGATGCCAGAGACATGCTTGATCCTTTACTGGCTACCTTTAGTGGTAAGTTGAAGACGGATGTTAGTGAACGATTAGCAGAGATTTATTACTCAGGCTCGGCAGAGATGATAACTTGGGGTAAAACCAAAGGTGGAGTTCCAATAGCCTATGAGGGACCGCCAATAAGCGAAGCGATAGACTGGGCTGAAAAACAGGGAGCCAGGCTTGTTACTCAGATGGATGATGAGACAAGAAGACGATTGGCTAAAGTTATCAGTGATGGGATTAAAAATAAAAGAGGCATACCGGGACTGGCTAGAGATTTAAGGAAATCCTTTGATAATATGAGTAAATACCGCAGTAGGTTAATATCTCAAACCGAGACTACTCAAGCTTTATTTCAAGCTTCTCAGGATAGAATGGAAGATATGGGGATTGAAGGCAAGGAGTGGATACTTGGTTCTGGTGGAGAACAGGGTAATTGCCCCCAATGTCAGGCTAATGCTGCCGTTGGGGTAATACCAGTTAACTCAAGTTTCCCGACGCCACAAGATAGTATTCATCCTGGGTGTACTTGTGCCATAGCCCCTGCGAGATTAAAGAGATGACAGAAAAAGACATAGAACTTAAGAAGGAACTTGAGAAGATAAACTGGAATCTTGATTATGGAAGTGTTAAGATACAGATAAGGCAGGGTAAGCCGACTCTCATAACTATTGAGAGGACGGTTAAGCTAGATTAAAAGGGGGAACTTTTATGAACTGGCGGTGGTTTATACCAATTTGGGGGATTTTGGTATCGATTAAAGATTGCAATCGGAATAATGATTATATAGATAAGAGGATAATACTCATTTTTTCATATCAATACTTCTTAATAGGTATGCCAATTGCAACAATCTTATCAATTAACTAAATAATCAAAAGGAGGAACCTATAACATTGCCAAAGATTGAAGAGGCTATAGAACTAGCCTCAGTATTATGAATAGACTTACCTACCAAGTGTAGGAAAAGATATAGTCTCCTTTATGGGGACTAGCCAAAGACGGAGGAACCGCAGGCTTTGAAGAAATTCGGAGTTTGCGGTTCTCTTTTTATTATTAAGGAGGTAATTATGCCATATAGAACAGTAGGTGAACTGCCAGATAGTGTTAAATCATTACCAGCACACGCAAGGGAAATCTACATGAAGGCTTTCAATGCTGCCTTTGAGCAATACGGTGGCGATGAAGGTAAATCTCATGCTACGGCTTGGGCTGCTGTTAAGACCAAATATAAGAAGGTAGACGATAAATGGGTAGCCAAGGAAGCTATTCATCCTCACGGAGACCACCTTTGTGTCTGCCCTAAATGTAATAATGAAATGTCTGTTGGAATGGGGGTAAAGTGCAGTATTCAAAAGTGCCCTGAATGTGGCTCTCCAATGGTAGCCAAAGTAGCAGGGGAACGAAGGGAATCCATAAGTGATGAGGACAAGAAACAATTATTACAGAAATCATTAGTCTCTTATTATGGGCTGGAGGTAGAATCGCCTAAACCTGAGAATATGTTTATTGAAGAGGTTTATGAAGATGAACTTATTTATAATATTGACGGGCAGTCCTACAGGATGAGTTATACTCTAGAAGAGGATGGCACGACTACCTTTGGTGAACCAGAAAAAGTTGTCAGTCAGAAAGTCTATACGCCAATGGAATCACTCCAGACTACATATTCAGAGATTATACAGGAGATAGGCAAACGCAATGCCAGTGCCGATGAAGCCAGAATTAAAAAAATTATAGAGATATGCAATCAGCTTTTGGCTTCTGAGCAAGCCAAGGAAAGCGATATCACTGAGGCTATTAAAGAGGCTGATTCTGTATTGGAATGGATAAGAGAGCAGGCGGCTATGAAAACAGAAGATGGTGTTAAGTTTCCTGCTTCAGCCTTTGCCTATGTGCCAGATAAAGATAAACCCTCTACTTGGAAATTAAGATTATGGGAAGACCCTGACAAAAAAGTTACCAGGGCACAACTTGGAAGGGCTGCTGCTGCTTTGAGTCCTGGTGGGTTCAGGGGGCGGAAAGTGCAGATACCCAGAGCCGATTTACCTGCTGTTAAGCGGAAAATAAGGACTGAATATCGCAAGCTTGATGTTAAAGATGAGGATATACCAAGGTGGGTAAAGGAAGCTGAGACTAGAGAACGGATACTAAATTATATCCCTCTAACAGAAGCTAAGTTTGATAAAGGGAGAGCTACCGTAGTTGTTATCAAGCCAGGATTTAATGCTTCAGAGGATAGATATTACCCCGAAGATGTATTGAAGCGGGATTTTGGGATATTTGAAGGTATGAAGATGTATGCCGACCACCCGACTGATGAAGAAGAGAAAGCTCGTCCTGAGAGGTCGATAAAGGACTGGGTTGCCACATTGACTGAGGTTAAATGTGATGAGAATGGAGTTATAACTGGCACTGCCGAAATTGTTGAGCCTTGGTTGATGCAGAAGTTAGCTTCACTGCGAGATAAAGAGATGCTTTCAGAAATGGGCATTTCAATCAATGCAGTGGGCACTGCTTCTAAATCTACCATAGACGGCAAGGAGACGCTGGTGATAGAGAAACTTGTAGCTTGCAGGTCGGTTGATTTTGTGACTGAACCTGGAGCTGGTGGAATTGTCACATTCTACGAGTCTGATAGGTCAAGAGATGTGGACTTAGTAGAACTATCATCCTTAAAGGAGAAACGCCCTGATTTAATTAAAGAAATTGAGTCCAAGGTCAGGGCAGAAATAACCAAGGAGGTGAAAAAAGCAATGGAGAACGAGGAAAAAATCAAGGAACTAGAAGGTCAAATTGAAACACTGACTACAGAAAGGGATGCTCTCAAGGAAGCTGCTGAGAAGGCGGAGAAGGATAAAGCAAAAGCTGAGGCACAAGCCGTCATTAAAGAGGCTGTAGATAAGGCTGAGCTGCCCAATGCTGCTAAAGAGCGACTTATTGAGAGGTTCAAGGATGCCGAGTCTGCCGAAGGGATTGAAGAAGCGATTAAATCTGAAATTGACTATATTGCCAAGTTGGCAGAAAGTGGAAAGGTCAAGAATCTCGGAGACTCAAACCCCAATCCTGAAAAGGATAGGGAAGCACTCAGGGAAAGTTTTAAACGGATGAACCCAGAATGGTCGGATGACCAAATCAAGATTGCCGTAGAAGGCAGATAAATAAACTAGGAGGTAAAATATAATGACATATGGAGTATATGAAGCAGGAACCGCTGGAGATGAGGTTTCCAGCACCTATGAAGGTAGGCATTTGACCTTCACGGAATCACAAATAACCCATCCCTCCCATACTGACGGTCTCATTGACAAGGGCGATGCCGTTCTGGTTGGAGAAAATATAGTGGGTGTAGCATTTACTAGTGCTTCAGCTGCTACTGATTTGGTTGCAATCGATACCGAGGGTATTTGGCAGTTATCAGTAGTTGCCGAGGACGAGGATGGTAATGTTGCTGTAGCGGTAGGGGATGAGATTTATATCAATAAGAGCACTTGTATCTTGAGCAAGATTGCCAATAAGGACACGCACCAGAGATTTGGTTATGCTCTATATCCGATTGCAGAAGGCGTAACCGATGTAATACCTGTCAAGGTACATTTTAACCCTGACGATGAGCTAGAGAAAGTTGGGACTCATTCTGTACCTGTAGCAAGTGCTCACGCTGATAAAATCTTTAGAGAATATCGCTATCGTTCCACTAGCACAACTGGTGATGTCCGTGGCCAGTACATGGAATTACTAATGAATGGAGCGGGGTTATCTGGTGAGGCTTGCCGCAATAGAGCCTATATAGAAGCTGCGGTTTCAACCGCACATGGTTGCCACGATGGTGTTGAGTTCGGTACTGATGGTTCAGTTACGGGGCTAGCAGTTGGCCATCGTGCTACCTACAAGGCAAAGGATGCGGC